CAGATATTGCTTTAACAGGATTTAAAACAGCTGCTGCAGGGTCAATCATAAAACACAATTTAGTCGATCAAATGATTGATAATTTTGAAGATGCAACGGGCATTGATGATCTTGCGTCAACTAATGAATTGCGTAACGCAGCTGGAAAGTATGTGTCAGGGGCGTCAAACCTAAACGGAACTGGTGGGACGATTACTAGTGCTGGAGGATATACTTATCATTCGTTTACAGCGAATGGCACCTTTACTCCACCTCAAGCAGGAAATATTGAAGTCTTGATGGTCGCAGGCGGCGGTGGTGGCGGAGGTCATCATGGCGGCGGCGGTGGTGCAGGGGGTGTCATTAATGATACTTCATTAGCAGTAACGGCACAAGGATATGCCTTAGTTGTTGGTGCTGCAGGCGCTGGTGGCGCAACTAATGTTGTAGGTGCTAATGGCGGTGACTCAACAGGATTTGGTTGGACAGCCAGCGGAGGCGGAGGCGGTGGAGGTTTCAATGACCGTCCAGGAAGAGCTGGTGGTAGTGGTGGTGGAGGTTCTGGTAACACAGGATCAAACGCTGGTGGTGCGACAAACCAAGCGTCTGGACATACTGCATCAAGTGGAACACGAACTGTCTATGGATTTGCTGGACAAAATGGTAGTGGTTCATACAATACTGATGGTTGTGGTGGAGGTGCTGGGGGCGGTGGTAATAGTGGTACTGCCAATAAACGAGACTTTGCTAATTTTAGTGCATTTGGAGTCTCTGGTGCCTTTGCTGGTGGCGGAGGCGGTGGTAACCAAAACAATACAGGTGTTGCTGGCGGCGGTGCAGGCGCAGGTAATGGCGGGGCCAGTCAAGCCGCAGGTCAAGCAGCAACAGCACAGAATACAGGATCAGGAGGTGGTGGAGGAGGTGCATACCATATGCCCGGAGGTGCTGGTGCTTCAGGATGGGTTGGTATTCGCTATGTGACGAACACCTTTCTTAACTACTTAGATTTAACACTTGTCTCAGCGGCTACAACAGCAGAAGCTGTACCGACAAAAGGTGATATTGTCTTGACTACATCTGCATTAGTTGGTACCTTGAGTATCGGGAACGGACTTAATGGTGACATTCGTGCTTGGGTCAGTCGAAATGGTGGATCAAACTGGACACAAGGTGCATTGGTTGATGAAGGTGACACCGTTGGTCAGACTATTTTGGTAGCACATGATATAGATATTTCTAGTCAACCTTCTGGGTCATCAATGAAATATAAAATCACAACTCATAATAATAGCGCTAGTAAATCAATAGTGTTACATGCAATTTCGTTAGGATGGAGTTAATCTATGGCAACTTATAGTACAGATAAACCATATCATCGTAAAGTTAGAATAGTTGATCTTGCAATAGGAACCGATGGTCAAGTCATTACTTATGCTGCGAACGGTAGTGCTGTGGGTGTTGGACCTGGTACTGCTGGTCAAGTTTTGACCAGTGCTGGTTCTGGTGCACCACAAACATTTGCAACTCCAACCGTCTTTAATGACAATCAACTAAAAGAAGATATTGCTCTAGTTGCATTTAAATCAACAGCGGCTGGGACGTTTGCAAAGCATAATTTAGTCGATCAGACTATTGATAGTTTTCAAAATACTTCTGGTATCTTTGCAAGTTTGTCATCAAATTACACCCATGATAATACAAATAAGTTGTATCATGGAAATGAGAGTGATATGGTACTTGTCTCAACGGCTACGACAGCAGAAGCTGTACCGACAAAAGGCGATCTTATAATTGTCGCAAGTGAAGCTGGTGCTGTGATTGCGCTTGGTAATGGTCTTAATGGCGATCTTCGTGGTTATGTCAGTAGAAATGGTGGATCAAATTATACACAAGTGACATTGGTTAAGGAAGGTGTTGTATCAGGCGATCAGGCAATCTATAGTGCTCATGATGTTGATATTTCTAGTCAACCTTCTGGGTCATCAATGAGATGGAAAGTTACAACCCATAATCAAAGTGCAAGTAATATAACAAAAATTCATGATGTATCGTTAGGATGGAGTTAATAAAATAATATGAAACAAAACGTGACAGAAAAATTAAATGAGGCATTAAATATTGATGCTTCATCACAAGAAGTAGTGGTTAAAGAAGATGTAATTTTTGAACATCCTGAAAATGCACCAGATGCTGAGATTGTCCCGTCTATAAAACGGGAAGAAGATATGATGTGTGACTATCATTTCAGTCGAAAGAATTATTACAGTCTGGTGACGAAGGCGAATAAAGCGATTGATGGGGCGTTAGCGGTGGCCAATGAAACCGATTCGCCACGAGCTTACGAAGTCGCTGCAGGATTGATTAAAACAGCATCTGATACGACCAAAGAATTGGTTGACTTGCAGAAACGAGTGCAAGATGTCGAAAAGGCTGATGAAAAGAAATCAGGTCCTTCTCATGTGACCAACAATACGTTGTTCTTGGGAAGCACTGCTGAATTACAAAAGTATCTTAAACAAAAAGCGGCAAATGACCCTAAAGAGTTGTTACAAGAATGAGTCAAAAAACACCAGAATCATATTTGGGTAACCCAAATCTGAAAAAGGCGCATGTCCCTGTAGGATTTTCTGAACACGAAGTTAATGAGTATATGAAATGTTCAGAGGATCCTGCCTACTTTATTGAGCAGTATGTGAAAATCGTTCACGTTGATAAGGGACTGATTCCTTTTACGATGTGGGATTTTCAACGCAAGATGATTGAGACATTTGTGAAAGATCGGTTTGTGATTTGTAAGATGCCTCGGCAATCAGGCAAGTCAACAACGATTATTGCTTACTTATTGCATTATGTGTTGTTCAATCAAGATGTCAATGTCGCCATCTTAGCGAACAAAGGACAAACGGCTCGGGAATTGTTAAGTCGATTGCAACTGGCGTATGAACATCTCCCGAAATGGTTGCAACAAGGCATTACCGAATGGAACAAAGGGAATATTCAACTTGAAAATGGGTCAAAGATTTTGGCCTGTGCCACATCATCGAGTGCGATTCGTGGTGGTACATTCAATATCATTTTCTTAGATGAATTTGCGTTTGTTCCAAACAGTCTTGCCGAACAGTTTTTTAGTTCGGTGTATCCGACAATCTCCTCTGGAGAAGAAACGAAAGTGTTGATCGTTTCCACTCCAAAGGGGATGAATATGTTTTATAAGATGTGGGTGGATGCGGAAGAAAAAAGGAGCCACTACACTCCCATCGAAGTGCATTGGAATGATGTCCCTGGTCGTGATGATGCGTGGCGGAAACAAACGATTGCCAACACATCAGAAGAACAGTTTCGGACAGAGTTTGAGTGTGAGTTTATTGGGTCAACACAAACATTGGTCTTGCCCAGTAAGTTACGCACGATTCCTTGGAAGACACCGAAGTATGAAAAAGATGGGTTGCGGATCTATGAAGACCCGATCCCTAAACATTTTTATGTAATGGTGGTCGATACGGCACGAGGACAGGGGAACGATAACTCAGCGTTTTCTATTCTTGATGTAACGGCATCACCATATACACAGGTCGCAGCATTTACCGACCCAAATATTTCTCCGTTGTTGTTTCCTAATGTGATTCATCGAATAGGAAACGAATACAACACCGCCCATGTCTTAGTGGAGATTAACGACATTGGGCAACAAGTCGCCGATATTCTGCATTACGATCTTGAATATGATGAAGTGATGAAATTGACATCAAAAGGACGTAATGGTCAGATTATTGGTGGAGGATTTACCAAACGAGTTCAGTTGGGCGTCCGCACGACAAAAACAGTCAAGATGCAGGGATGTTCAAATTTGAAATCAATGATTGAAAATGATACATTGATTGTGAACGATTTTGAAACGGTGAAAGAACTCACCTCGTTTGTGACATCTGGGCCCTCTTTTAAAGCCGAAGATGGTGCCCATGACGATTTGACGATGACCTTGGTACTTTTTGGATGGCTTGCTGTTCAAAAGTATTTCAAGGAGTTGACAGATCAGGATTTGCGGTTGAAAATATATGAAGAACGCATTAAATCAATGGATGCGGAAATTATTCCGTTTGGGATTTTAGGTGAAGAGGACGAGTCGTCATTTGTTGATGCAGACGGACAACGGTGGGAAACCGTTGATGAACCTGTTGGACATGGGTTGTAAAACCCTATATTTATAAATAATATTGACGGAAACAAGGCGGCGTTGTGAGAAGTGTAATCAACCAACTATGGCGTATGTAAGTGTACATTTAAGAAGGAGCGAACAACATGGCATTTCAACTTAGTCCTGGTGTATTAGTCACCGAAAAAGACTTAACGACTATCGTGCCGGCAGTAGCAACATCTGCTGGTGGCATGGCAGGGACTTTTGCGTGGGGTCCTGCTGAAGAAGTCATACTCATTGATTCTGAGAACAAATTGAAAGCAACATACCACGAACCAGATGCTAACACCTATGAATGGTGGTTTACGGCAGCGAATTTTCTACAATATGGGAACAACCTACAAGTGGTGCGAGCACTCGCATCAACACACACTAATGCGACAGCAGGTAATGGTGTTGTGTCTATTACGGTTACCGCAGGCGGAACAGGATATACGTCAGCACCAACAGTAGCGATTGCTGCAGCCCCATCAGGAGGCACAAATGCAACTGCAACAGCTACTGTGGCAAGTGGAGCGGTTACGGCAATTACAATTACTAATGCAGGTGCAGGGTATACATCTGCTCCTGCTGTGACATTTAGTGGTGGTGGTGGTAGCAACGCCGCTGCAACAGCTGCGGTTACTGTTTTGATTAAGAACCGATTAGATTATGATAATAATTATTCAACTGGTCAGGGTGCAGGTGCTGAATGGACTGCTAAGTATGCTGGTGCTTTAGGGAATTCTTTAAAAGTATCCATGTGCGATGAAGCGGCCAACCAAACAGCATATGATGCCTGGGCGTATGTGGCGGATTTTGATGGTCGACCAGGGGATTCGACATATGTTAGTAACCGTGGGGGATCAAAAGATGAAGTTCATGTGATTGTGGTTGATGAAGATGGACTCTTTACAGGTACTGCGGGTACCGTGTTAGAACGATTCCCCTATCTTTCAAAAGCCGCTGATGCACGAAAAGACAACGGTGAAGGGAATTATTATGTTGATGTCATCAATAATCAATCTAAATATATTTATTGGACGGACCATACATCCTCAGGTACCAATTGGGGAACAGCTGCACAAGGAATTACGTTTGCAATTTCTGGTGTCGTGACCGAATCATTAACAGGAGGCGTTGATGGTAATGCTGTAGTTACCGATGGTAACTGGCAAACAGCAGCCACAAAACTCAAAGAACCTGATGAAGTAGACATTCAATTGTTCTTGTTGGGTCCTGGACGACCTCATTCTGGTGCGTCTGCTGGCTCTACTAATTGGGTATGGGCATTAAGTAATATTGCTGAATATCGAAAAGATTGTGTGGTCTTTGTTTCGCCTGAATATTCTGATGTGGTCAATCAAGCGGGTAGTGAAGTCACTAATGCGGTGGCATTGCGTGATACTCTGACGAGTTCCTCGTATGCCGTACTTGATGGCAACTGGAAATATCAATATGATCGATACAATGATGTGTTCCGTTGGCTCCCGATGAACGGTGATACGGCGGGATTATGTGTACGAACCGATACGACAACTGATCCTTGGTTTTCACCGGCTGGGTTCAATCGTGGCCAAGTGAAGAACGTGATTAAAATGGCGTATCAACCAACAAAAGCACAACGTGATACTCTGTACAAGAAGGGTATTAACCCTGTTGTGACGTTTGCTGGAGAGGGAACAATCCTCTTTGGTGACAAAACGATGTTGGCGAAACCAAGTGCGTTTGATCGTATCAACGTGCGGAGGTTGTTCTTAGTATTAGAAAAATCAATCGCCATAGCGGCGAAGTATTCGTTGTTTGAATTTAATGACGAATTTACACGGGCACAATTCAAAAACATGGTGGATCCATTCTTGAGAGATGTGCAAAGTCGGCGAGGTATCTTTGACTTCAAAGTGGTGTGTGATACATCAAACAACACTCCTGAAGTGATTGACCGTAACGAATTTATTGCGGACATTTACGTTAAACCGGCTCGTAGCATCAACTACATCTTCTTAAACTTCATCGCTACCCGAACAGGGGTAAGTTTTGAAGAAGTTGGTGGATAAGTTATAAATAGTTAAGAGAATGTTTCACTAAAGAAGGAGAATAACAAATGGCAACATTGAAACTTACCGATTTTGCAGCCCAAATGGCGCAAGGTGGTGCCCGAGCAAATTTATTCAGAGTTGATCTTGACCCTGCCGGACCGATTGGTTCTGGGTTAACGAACAAACTGAGTTTTTTGTGTAAGGCATCTGCGGTGCCTGCTTCAACATTAGGTGTTGTGAATGTTCCTTTTCGTGGTCGGATTTTGAAAATTGCAGGAGATCGTACCTTTGCTGAATGGTCGATTACTGTGATTAACGATCATAATTGGCAAATTCGCACTGCTTTTGAAGAATGGTCAAACAAAATCAATCACTTTATTGATAATGTAAGTGCAGTTGGAACTGCGGCTGTAGCAAGTGCTGAAAAGTACACGAATGACGGCACAGTTCATCATCTCGGACGAGATGGAGGTGTTGTTGCGTCTTATGTTATGCGTGATTGCTGGCCAAGTGAACTCGCAGCGATTGACTTATCGTATGATACAACCGATGCAATTGAAGAATTTACTGTAACATTACAGTATCAATGGTACGAGCCTCTCCATGCGGCTCATCAATAATGATTAAATGTGATAATGGTGGGGAGTTCGCTCCCCACCATCTTTCGTAATAAGGAGAAGGTTCATGGCATTGAATTTTTTTGGATTCAAAATAGGCAAAGATGACGAGGACGAAAAAGCAAAGAGTAAATCGTTTGCTGTTCCTCAACCAGACGATGGATCGTTTACTCTACAGGCTGGTGGATATTATGGCGATACGCTAGATTTTGAAGCGGGACTTCATGCCATTCAAAATGAACCACAACTGATTAACCGGTATCGTGAGATTGCGATGTCACCAGAAGGTGAAAGTGCCGTTGATGATATTGTGAATGAGGCGATTGTTTCTGATGAATGGGAAGCGCCTGTGTCTGTGGTACTTGATGACTTAGAACAACCAGACACGATTAAAGATCGGATTAAAGAAGAATTTGAGCACGTGCTTCGTTTGTTAGATTTTAGTAATAACGGACACGAACTTTTTAGACGATGGTATGTCGATGGTCGACTCTACCATCATATGATTATTGATAATGAACATCCTGAAAAGGGACTCTTAGAAGCACGATATATTGACCCACGGCGAATACGAAAAGTTCGAGAAGTTAAAAAGGGAGTATCAAAAGCTGGGACGCCTGTTGTTGAGGAAACTGTTGAATATTACGTCTATAACGAAAAAGGACTCATGGGAGGTGCAGGGCAAGGGTTAAAGATTTCGCCCGATAGCATTTCTTATATTCATTCAGGATTGGTTGATTATAAAAGTCGTTTAGTTCAGAGTTATTTGCATCAAGCGATCAAGCCATTAAATCAGTTACGCATGATCGAAGATGCGGTTGTGATTTATCGGTTAGCCCGAGCGCCTGAACGGCGTATTTTTTATATTGATGTCGGGAACCTCCCGAAGATCAAAGCAGAACAATATTTGAAAGATATAATGAACAAGTATCGGAACAAACTTGTATACGATGCTCAGACGGGTGAGATTCGTGATGATCGGAAACATATGACGATGTTAGAAGATTTTTGGTTGCCTCGCCGAGAAGGTGGACGAGGGACAGAGATCACGACACTTCCTGGTGGTCAAAATCTGGGAGAGATGGATGATGTCTCATATTTTCTCCGAAAGTTTTATAAGGCGTTGCACGTTCCTGTCTCTCGTTTAGAGAGTGAGAACAATTTTAATATTGGTCGTGCGGCAGAGATTACACGGGACGAACTCAAGTTTTCAAAATTTGTTGGGAGACTTAGAAAACGATTTGCGGGTGTCTTTAATAAGATGCTTGGTACACAATTGTTATTGAAAGGCGTGATTACAAAAGATAATTGGAACGATTTTCAGCAACACATTCATTATGATTTTGTAAAAGATTCGCATTTCTCTGAGCTCAAACAATCAGAAGTCATGAGAGAGCGTCTTACAACATTGAATGATTTAGGCGATAATATCGGAAAATATTATTCTCACCAATGGGTTAGAAAGAATGTCCTGATGATGTCTGATGATGAAATCAAACAAATGGATCAAGAGATTGAAGATGAAAAGGCATCAGGAGGAGACGATGGAGGCGAGGATGATGAGTTTTAAGAAAGGAAAAGTATATGGTCAAATATATAGCCACCATATTACTATCCCTGATATTAACATCGCCATTGGCGTTAGCGTGTGATACTGTACCCGTAGACCATAATAAAAAAGAAGGCGGTCCTTGCATGGTTGAAGGACTCCTTCGTATTGAAAACGGTCAAATTTTTACAGAAGGGCTACAAGCTGCGTGTCATGTAGATGTACAAGCACGTGGTCGTGCCTTACGGTTGTATCGTCAATGGCGGTCACAGACGATAGTATTAGAAGTACCGCAAGTAGAGAATGTTAATGTTATTGAAATGCAATATATGTGGGGAGCGCCGTTTGCAGCATTTCGGTACCGTATTATTAACAACAGTTACGAATATTTAAATGCAAAACCAAAAGCGCATTTATGGCACGTAAAGGATGTTAACATATGAAACGATTTTCAGAATATCTCATACCAGAAGCAAAAAGTCCTTTTGCCAAGGATAAGAATTATAAGAAGCTCAACCCAAAAATGAAAAAGGCTGTTGATGAAACGATGGAGGTATGGGAAAAGCTGGGAGTTGATAAACTTGACAAGGCAGCTGCACAAGTCGCCAAGAATCATCGAGTCAAACCAAAGGACATTATTGATTTTATTGAAAAGGCTGTTCTTGGAGAAGAAGTTGAAACGTGGTCGACTGTTATTCCAAAACTCTATGATATTAGTCGTGAGTTAGAAACAATGTCTGTTGAATTTCAAGATGGATCATCTGTTAATGTAGATTACGAGACTGCCTCGAACGTGGTTGGTGTATACGAAAAACTTAACAAAGAGAATAAAGTGCGTATGGCAGAAATGCTTGAACAAGGCGACAAATGGTTTGCTCAAGTAATTGATTACGTCAATCAGGTAGAGAAGGGGTAAACAATGTTCAAAGTTAAAGGCACAGAAATTGCAGCACCAGTAACAACAGGTGCGGGATCAAATGTTGGTAATGCAACGATGGTTCGATGTTATAATTCAGGTTCAACTGCACGATTGGTAACTGTACAACTTGCTGATAATACAGCGATTGGTACATTTACATTGGCAGCAGGTGCAGTAGAGTATGTTGATAAAGATAATACAGATGAAATTTTTGCCGCTCATGCAGAGGTGTTGCTAACATCTGTAGTTGTAATGGGATAAAATCAGGAGGTGGGTTATGAGTGATTTGATGTCACAAATTCGGAATGATGATGCTGCAGGTGTAAAGAGTTCTATTGAAACGTCATTAAAATCAAAAGTCGCTGCAGCGATTGATGATCGTAAACAACAAGTCGCAGCGCAAGTCTTTAATTCTGACGATGATGAAGAAGAACACCAAGACATCACAGAAGATAAAGACCATGCAGATGATGACGAAGAATGGGACGATAGTTCCTATAAATTTGACGATGATGATGAATATGACCTCGATGAGGATGATGAATGGCTAGAAGGCGAAGCGATTGAGGATGGTGGATAACACAACAAAGGAGTAGTATTCACATGAAACTAATTACCGAAGTTAATCACGATGTTGAATATGTGACTGAACAGAAAGATGGCAAAAATTCCTATTTCATCGAAGGAATCTTTTTGCAAGCCAATCTGAAAAATAGAAATGGCCGAGTCTATCCTCTTGAGGTACTGAAACGAGAAGTGGACAAGTACAATAAGGGTTATGTACAAGAAAAACGAGCATTTGGGGAACTTGGTCATCCAGATGGACCCACAATCAATCTTGAACGTGTGTCGCATATGATTACTGATTTGAAGCAAAGTGGTGAGAATTTTATTGGCAAAGCGAAAATTATGGAAACACCGTACGGAAAAATTGTACAAAATTTGATCGATGAAGGGGCCAAATTAGGGGTCTCGTCACGTGGAATGGGATCATTAAAGATGGCAAAAGGCGTTCAACAAGTACAGAATGACTTTTTTCTTTCGACAGCGGCAGATATTGTTGCTGATCCCTCTGCACCAGATGCGTTTGTGCAGGGTGTGATGGAAGGAAAAGAGTGGGTCTGGGAGAACGGCATTATCAAAGAAGCTGATGTCGCAGGTTATCAGACAACGATTGAAGATGCTTCAGCAAAAGAACTTGAAGCCGCAAAGTTGAAAGTTTTTGAAGATTTCATTTCTAAACTCTAAAGTATTATAAATAATAACGTAAGATCCTTAAAACCCAAGCTTGGATCAAGTTAAGCACAAGGAGAAGTTCAAATGGCTAAATTTGAAGATGTTTACCGAAAAATGGTTCAGGAACAAGCACAACCTGAAGCAGTTGAAGAAACTGCTGAAACCATTGTCGAAGAAGTAGAAGAAGCGGTGATTACAGAAGTAAAGAAAGAGTCTAAGGCAAAAGAAGAATTTCCGCCTAAAAAAGACGATGAAGAAGATGATGAGGACGAAAAGAAGAAGAAAAATGGTGATGATGTAGAAGAAGATGACCATGAAGAAGATGATGAGGACGAAAAGAAGAAAAAGGACGATGATGAAGAAAAGGTAGAGAAAAAAGAATCTACGAAAAAAGAGTCCACCAAGAAAGAAGCAGTGAAGAAAGAAGCTGTAGCAAAAGAGAAGGTGGAAACGAAAGAAGCAGTGAAGAAAGAAAACGCTGATATTCCTCGGACCAAGAACGGGATTCTGAAAGCCGTGTATGGTAAGATGGAAGGCATTAAGAAAGAACATCTCGCCCAAGCATACAATGCAATTCTTGCTTCGTTTGATAAGATCAAAGAAGATGGTAAGAATGGTGATGATGAGAAAAAGAAGAAAGTGGACGTTGACGTAAAAGAACATATGTCTGCTCTTTTCCATGGCGAAGAGGAACTTTCCGAAGGGTTCAAAGAGAAAGCTGAAGTCATTTTTGAAGCAGCGGTTCGCTCGAAGATCGATTCCGAGATTGATCGACTTGAAACAGAATACTCAACTGAGTTGAATGATGCTATGCAACAATCAACGGAAGAGTTGACTGAGAAAGTTGACCAATATCTTGATTATGTCGTATCTGAGTGGATGAAAGATAATGAAGTTGCCGTGGAACGTGGCGTAAAGTCAGAGTTGACGGAAGATTTCATTAAAGGTTTGAAGAATCTCTTTACTGACCACTACATTGAAGTGCCAGAAAACAAAGAGGATGTTCTTGCCGGGTTTGCTGATAAATGTCAAGACCTCGAAAACAAACTCAATGAACAAATCAAAAAGAATACTGAAATGAAACAAGAGTTAAACGAATCCCGGAAGGCTGAAATCCTTAGGGATGTGTCTGACGGGCTTGCCGAAACCGAAGTTGAGAAACTTCGTGGACTGAGCAAGAGCATACAGTATGATTCTGATGCCCAATATCGTGACCAACTTTCAGTTGTGAAGGAAAACTATTTCCCGAAACAAACTGTGGCGGTTGCTGATACGGCGGCAGAAGAAGCTAGTGGAAATGACACACATGCCGAAATGCCATCATCGATGGCACGTTATGCGAGTTCAATTAGAACTATGACATCACAAGACATTTATGAAAACTAAGTGAGTTAGCTAACATTTAAAGGAGTGAAAACAAATGTATTTATCAGAAAATTTACAAAAAAAGTGGAGTCCTATTCTCAACCATGAGGATCTCCCGAAAATCGATAACAACTATCGGAAAGCAGTTACTTCGGTATTGTTAGAGAATCAAGAAAAGTCCCTGATGGAGGCGGCACCTGCAAATAGTACTGCTGACGTCAGTAATTGGGATCCTGTTTTGATTTCTCTCGTCCGTCGTGCGATGCCACAACTTATCGCTTATGATGTGTGTGGTGTGCAACCGATGACTGGCCCAACTGGGTTGATCTTTGCGTTGAAATCACATTATGAAGATACGAGTGGAAAGCCTGAGGCGTTGTTTGATGAAGCCGATACTGATTATTCTGGTACGACTCCAGCGCATGCCCAAACTGATCCTCACCATGGTTCATATGCCACAGGTGCTGGGATGACCACGGCTGATGGGGAAGCGAAAGGTGATGGGACTGGGTCGCCAGCTAATCACTTTGGACAAATGTCGATTTCAATTGCTAAGACTACCGTTACGGCCAAAAGTCGTGCGTTGAAAGCTGAATATTCAATCGAATTGGCGCAAGACATGAAGGCGATTCATGGTCTTGATGCTGAGACTGAGTTGGCGAATATTCTGTCGGCTGAAATCTTGGCTGAAATCAATCGTGAAGTGATTCGTACCATTTATGCGGCTGCCAAACCTGGTTGCCAAACAGGTACAGGCGTTGAGGGAACGAATGTGGCCACAGCGGGCACGTTTGACCTTGATACTGATTCTAATGGTCGTTGGGCTGTTGAGAAATTCAAAGGTCTGATGTATCATATTGAACGTGAGTGTAACATTATTGCGAAGTTGACTCGTAGGGGCAAAGGTAACCTTGTTATCTGTTCCAGCGATGTGGCTTCTGCGATGGCCATGGCAGGGACGCTTGACTACAACTCTGGTCTTTCTGGTGGGTTGAATGTTGACGAGACTGCCAACACTTATGCTGGTACCTTGAATGGTAAAATCAAAGTGTACGTTGATCCATATGCGACTAATCAACACGTTTGTGTTGGGTATCGTGGAACGAGTCCGTATGATGCGGGCGTGTTCTATTGCCCATACGTGCCGTTGCAGATGGTTCGTGCAGTTGGTGAGAACACCTTCCAGCCGAAAATCGGATTCAAAACCCGCTACGGCATGGTTGCCAATCCATATACGGTGTTGACTGCTGACAGCAACGTGTACTACAGGTTGTTCAAAGTCACGAATTTGATGTAATTATCAGTATTCGATTGACTAAAGAAGTGAAAGAAAGAGGGGAGTAGGGTAACCTGCTCCCCTTTTTTTATTCTATAAATAGTACTAGAGGAGGAATGTTATGAGTACTGTTACGAATCAACCTGCAAATTTAAACTTGTTGTCTCCCGTTGCGTTTCGGTTTAGTTTAAAAGATATACCCCATGTCAATTTCTTTTGTCAATCGGCACAAATTCCAAGTGTCTCATTGGGGGAAGTCCCGATTCAGACACCATTGGCTCCTGTGTATCGTGCGGGAGATATGACATATGATGCCCTTGTAGTTGGATTTGTGGTGGATGAGGATCTCAAGAATTATCTGGAAATCTATAATTGGATTAAGGGATTGGGACATCCATCAGATTTCCAAGAATATCGGGATTTTCGTGCTGGCACAAGAGAGGTTCCAAAAAGTCCAAACTTTGTTTCAAACGCATCTTCCACATCTGAATATGTGGACTCAAATCGAAGATTATCAGATGCCACGTTAACGGTGCTAACGAACAAATTGAATGGAAACATCCAAGTAAATTTTAAGGATTGTTTTCCCGTTTCGTTAGGTTCCATAGACTTTGACTTGACAAATGCTGATATTTCGTCTATAGTAGTAAGTGTATCTTTTCGATATACGAGTTTTTCATTTGAGACTACGGTGTAAGGAGGAAGTATGCCAAACATTACTGATGATGAATTGATGGCACTCAAATCAAAAGTGGCAGACTATGAAATGCGTCTGTATGACCTTGGGTGTGATGTTCAAAATCCATCAGAGGATTCTGATGTGGATAGATTTCGCACGTTGGCGGTAGAACGTGATTTGGCGAAATCGTTATTAGAGACACAAGCTGTTCATCAAACAAAAGTGATTGAAGAAGCGGTGCAATTCTATTTTGCGATGAGTACCATGTTGGATAGTTTCGGAAAACGATTACGAAAGTTGACCGAACAAGTAGAGTTGAAATCGAATAATGAAACTGACTGATATACAACAAATGACCGAACAGGATATGGCGATTGATGACCTCGAATTAGATCGAGCTTCATTAGATACGCCACAACTGCATAACAAATATTTGCAGTTATATACGCAAGAAGCCTTGACGTTTCGCAAGATTGATTCAGATTTTAAACGTGTCTATAAAAGTAAGTGGGAATATTATACAGGAAAAGCAGATCCAGAAGTGTATAAAGTGAACCCATTCGATTTGAAGATTCTGAAACAGGATGTGCATATGTATCTTGACGCTGATCCTGAGTTAGATAAACTTCAAAGTAAATTGATTTATCAAAAAGAAAAGATCAATTACTTGGAGAATATTTTGAAAAGTCTTAACAGTCGGACATTTCATATTAAGAACGCCATTGAATGGAAGAAGTTTACTCATGGCACGATCTGATGGAATTCTTGTGGTCACTCATTATAATGATGTCTATGTGCATATTGAATGTGACCGTGGCACGGCACAAGAATTATCAGACTACTTTACCTTCCGTGTACCAGGATGTCACTTCATGCCATCCTATAAAAATAAAATGTGGGACGGTAATATTCGATTGTTTTCAACTCAAACCCATCTTGTGTATGCGGGGTTGGTTGAGTACATTAAACAATTTGCAACTGAACGAAAATATACCGTTGTTGAACAAAAGAAAAATGAGATTGTTGCAACAGATGAAGAACTGAAAGCGTTTTTATCGAAGTTTAAACCAAAGAGTCAAGGGAAACAGTTAACGATTCGTGATTATCAACAGAAAGGATTTTTACGAGCCATTAAAGATCGCCGATGTGTTTTAGTCTCGCCGACAGCATCAGGAAAAAGTTTGATTATCTATATGCTGATTTCTTTTTTACTGAACTCGGCATCACGGGCAACGTTTCCTTTGAAGAAAAAAATTTTGATTGTGGTCCCAACAACGAACCTTGTTGAACAGATGTATAGTGACTTTGCTGACTATGGAATGAATGTGAAAAAAGATTGTCAACGTGTGTATCAAGGCCATTCACGCACATTGAGTAAACGAGTTGTGATCTCAACATGGCAATCCATCTATCGTCAACCACGTAAGTTTTTTGATTCGTTCTATGGGGTAATTGGTGATGAGGCGCATGGGTTCAAGTCACAATCGTTGACCTCGATTATGACGAAACTTGAAACATGCCCTTATCGTATTGGCACGACAGGCACACTTGATGACTCGAATATTCATCAACTTGTCCTTGAAGGATTGTTTGGACCAGTAGATAAGATTACGACAACAAAAGAGTTGATGGAGAAAGAATCATTAGCGACACTAACCATCTCTTGTCTTGTTTTGAAGTATGCGAAAAAAGATTGTTATGAAGTGAAATCGATGCCCTACCATGAAGAACTTGAATTTATTGTTGGGCATGTGAAACGGAATCGAGTGATACAGAATTTGGCATTGAAACTTGAAGGGAACACATTAGTTCTCTTTAAGTTGGTAGAGAAACACGGAAAGAATCTCTATCAAATGATTCGTGAGAAAGCGAAAAAGAATCGCAAAGTCTTTTTCATTTCTGGTAAAACGGCTGTAGAAGATCGAGAGGCGATTCGTCATATTACGGAGAAACAAAAGAATGCTATTATTGTAGCATCATATGGAACCTTTTCGACAGGAGTGAATATTCGTAATTTACATAACATTGTCTTTGCGTCACCATCGAAAAGTCGCATACGCACCTTACAAAGTATTGGTCGGGGGTTGCGTTTAGCAAAGGAAAAAACATTTGCTCAGTTGTATGACGTTGTTGATAATTTAGAATACGGCCGACGGAAGAATTATACACTCAATCATTTTCTTGAACGGTTGAAACTGTATAATGAGGAGCAGTTTGATTATACGATCCATAATATTGACCTATAATCGAAAGGGTTTCGATGATTACACGGATCACGAACAATCCGAAGACACGAAAACCGAAGCGACCGTTTTATCCAACGCTCTATCAGGTGAAGCATTGGTTCACGGTACTAAATAAAAAGATATTCAATAATAAATTACATCATTTTTCAACCATAGAAATTGGTAGAACAAAAGTTGATGGTGATGAAGTCTGGGCGTATATTGAACAACGGGAAGAAGAATATTTTCTCCGTATTTCCAATAAACATCCCAACTTTGTGTTTTTTCTAAGTGTGTTGGGCCATGAGATGGTGCATATGTACCAGATGGAATATATTGATGGTGATTCTGGGCTTCACAATGAAGCATTTTATCAATGGAAAGACAAATTTACTAAACATGGGTTAGTCTTGAAAGCATTAATGTGAGGGTGTTATGAAACTGTTTCTTGACACATCAGATGTAGATGAAATTCGTAAACATTATGACACAGGGTTGATTAGCGGGGTGACCACCAACCCGTCATTGATTTTGAAATCGGGTGGCGACCCACATGAGACCTTAACAGAGATCAGTCGCATCTTTCCAGATGATGCCAGTATTAGTGCAGAAGTGGTTGCTGATACATGGCATGAGATGATCTCACAGGCACAAGAATATGAAAATATAGGGAAGAATATTACGATCAAAGTGCCGTGTACAAAAGAAGGATTGAAAGCGTGTTTTGTGTTACGGTCAAAAAAGGTTCCCGTCAATGTGACGTTGGTCTTTTCTGTTTCACAAGCGATCTTGGCTGCTCGAGCTCATGCGACCTACATTTCTCCCTTTGTTGGACGAGTTGATGACCAGCGATTGGATGGAATCGGATTAGTGGAACGCATATCACAAGTATATCAGAAACATAAAGTCTATTGGGAAACATCCATCTTGGCAGCGTCTATTCGTACTGTTGAAGATGTTGAGTTGTCGTTTCGAGCGGGGGCTGATGTGGTGACGATGCCTCCGAAAATCTTTGAAGGAATGTATCAACACATGCTGACTGATAAAGGTGTTGAGTTATTTAATCATGACTGGAATCAGGTAGCTAGCACTCATGTCAAAAGAGGACAGAGCTAGTATAACACGATTTTTTACAAAGTCAAGCTCTGAGGTGAAAAAATATGTCTGCACGATCTACACATTATGTCAATAACAAAGATTTCTTAGCGGCGTTGAAGGTTTTTAAACGAGCGTGGAATAAAGCGAAACGAGAAAAAACTGAATCACCTGTCATTCCGGAATATCTTGGTGAGTGTTTCCTCAAAATTGCTGAACACTTGTCGTATAAACCGAACTTCATCAATTATATTTTCCGTGAAGAAATGATTTGTGATGGTGTGGAAAACTGTGTCCAGTATATGCACAACTTCAATCCACGAAAGTCTGAGAACCCATTTGCCTATTTCACCCAAATCATTTATTATGCTTTCTTACGGCGTATTCAGAAAGAAAAGAAGCAACTCTATATTAAAATGAAATCGATTGAGAAGTCTGGAATTTTGGAACACATCAAGGAATATGATACACAAGACCAAGATGATAAAGAATATAAGAATGCTTATTTGGACTACTTGAGAGAGAACCTCACCGATTTAGAGGCGTTTTTTGAACGTAAACGAAACTACTATGATAAGAAGCCCCCGAAGGGGTTAGAATCATTTATGAGGGATTTAGATGGAGTGGCAACGGCGCAAAAAACATCGAAAGCGTGAAACAGTTTTTCTTTGTCCATATTGTGAAGATGAAGAAACATGGATACGAATCCGTGAGGCTGAATTGCACACATGGGTCGATCACCGTATTTTGATGGATGTGGTTGATCTTGCAAAAATCTATCGGCGTATGTTTGATGAACCGTTACCATTGAAGAAAGTGATAATAGAATGAAAATTGCTTTGATTAACGATACGCATTTTGGTGCTCGCCAAGATTCGTCTGCGTTCCATGATTACTTTATGAAGTTTTATAACAATGTCTTTTTCCCTTACCTCGAAGAACACCAAATCAAAACAGTCGTGCATTTGGGTGATGTCGTTGAACGCCGCAAGTTTATTAACTTCAATATTCTGAGAAAGTTGCGAGCAGGGTTTGTCTTTCGTTTAGGGTTGATGAATGTTGATACGCATATTATTATTGGGAATCACGATACTTATTGGAAGAACACCAATTCTGTCAATTCGATGGAAGAACTATTCACGACATTTGATGGGTCACATGAACCTTGGATTTATTCTCAACCGAAAGTTGTGAACTTTGATGGACTTGATGTGTTAATGATGCCGTGGATCAATTCAGACAATCAAGAAGCGTGTGTGAATATGCTTCGCACAACCAAGGCATCTGTGGTGATGGGGCATTTAGAAGTTAAGGGATTTGAAATGTATCGTGGGCATCATAGTGATGTGGGCCAAGAGATGTCGCACTTCCAACGATTTGATATGGTGATGTCGGGTCACTTCCATCATAAATCAGATAACGGCACCGTCTATTATCTTGGTGCGCCATATGAGATTACATGGTCAGACTTCCAAGATAGTCGTGGGTTCCATGTCTTTGATACCGATTCCAGAGAGTTGACAAGAGTAGAAAATCCGTATAGAATGTTTCATAAGGTGTATTATGATGATAAGGGAAAGTCGGCAAACGAAGTCTTCCCCACATCATATACCGAGTTTCAAGATACTTGCGTGAAAGTCGTGGTGTTAAATAAAACGCAACCGAAGTTGTTTGATGAGCTATTAGATAAACTGTATAAACAGAACCCGATTGATCTGTCGATTGTCGAAGATTTCACCGAGTATGATTCGGAAGTCTCTGATGAAGTGTTACAAGCGGAAGACACCTTGACGATCTTAGGGAAGTATGTTGATAATATGGAGTTAGAGATTAAGAAACCCAAACTGAAAGGCTTGTTGAATACGCTCTATACTGAGGCGATTAACGCTGAATCATAATGATCCGTTTTAAACGTGTTTCTTGGAAAAACTTTCTCTCGACAGGCAATCAGCCTATCGAAATCTTTCTTGACCATCGACCCACGACATTGATTGTAGGTCATAATGGGTCGGGGAAATCGACCATTCTTGATGCGCTCACCTTTGGTCTCTTTGGCAAACCCTTTCGTAAAATCCATAAACCCCAACTATGCAATACGATCAATCAACGTGATTGCCGTGTTGAAGTTGATTTTACGATTGGGACCAAAGAGTATAAGATTGTCCGTGCGATTAAACCCAACTTGTTTGAGATTTATTGTAATGGGACAAAACTGAATCAAGACCCGAAGGCCAGAGATTATCAAAAAGACCTTGAACAACAAATTCTCAAATTGAACTTTCGTTCCTTTTCCCAGATTGTCATTCTGGGAAGTTCCTCGTTTGTTCCATTCATGCAACTCTCTCCTAATCATCGCCGTGAAGTGATTGAAGATTTACTCGACATTCAAATCTTTTCGGTGATGAATGGGTTGCTGAAGGAAAAGTTTGCCAAATTGCGTGATGATATACAGGAAACTGAGTATCAAACCAAATTGTTGGGTGAACAGATTACCATGCAAGCTCAATATGTGAAAACGATTAAAGATGACCTTGAAACAAAGTTGATTGAAAATAAAGACACGATAGGCCAGAATCAAAATTTGATTACGGTCTATCAAACGGAGATTGAACAACTCAAGACAGAGATTGCCGAGTTGTTGACTAAGGCGAAGTCTTATGAGAAGTGGAAAGATCGACAAGAACAACTGCGTGAAATTGAAATGAAAATGAAAAGTAACATGAAGCGCAACCAGAAACAACTCTCGTTTTTATATGAGACCGAGGTGTGCGGAACGTGTGAACAATCGATTGATGAACAGTTTAAAGCTAAGATGACCGAAAAGCGTATGTCAAAGATTCATGAATTGTCAAACGGATTGACGGTGTTAGGAAGAAAACTTGATACGGTGTTTGAGCATTTGACAGAGTTAGATGCTATTACGACAACAATTCAAGAACGACAATCAAAGGTGATTGAAAAACAAACATCGATGCAAGCATGTACTGAATATATTAAGAAAGTGGAACGAGAAATATATGATTTAGAACATCGCCATGAATCAGGAGACGCCAAAAAAGTTGAAGAATTGACACAAGAAAAGGTTATGGTTGATGCGAAGGTAGACGAATTGAAAGATGATCGTCATTACCATGAGATTGCGAAAGCGGTCTTACAAGACACAGGTATCAAAACCAAAATCATTCGTCAATATCTTCCTGTAATGAATAAGTTGATTAACAAGTATTTGTCATCGATGGATTTCTTTGTCAATTTCACCCTCGATGAAAACTTTACTGAAACGATTAAGAGCAGATTCCGTGATGAGTTTAGTTATGCGTCATTCTCTGAAGGTGAGAAGATGCGGATTGATTTGTCATTGTTGTTTACATGGCGGGCGATTGCGAAGTTGAAGAATAGTGCGAATACGAATTTGTTGATTCTTGATGAAGTGTTTGATTCGTCACTTGATGTGGCGGGGACCGATGACTTTTTGAAACTGCTACAATCGTTTGGAAAAGACACCAACATTTTTGTGATTAGTCATAAGGGTGATGTGTTGTTTGATAAGTTCCATACCGTGTTGAAGTTTGATAAAGTCAAGAACTTTACACAACTGTCCTTTTTGGGGTTGGGTGATGTGAAGGGTGGTTATAGTGAACCAATGAAAGATGGTATGTTGAATGTTTGAATCAACGACAATCAATAAAGATAAAATCAAAGATGATGTGAACGAAGCTGTGGTTGAATCGGTCTATCGTGAATGGCAAGATCGTGGGTTCCCGTATTATCCGACTGATTATGAATGGCGCCTTAAACGGTTTAATGACCTTTTGAAATTTGATAGAAGTGGATTATATAAGCCAGAAGAAAAAATTGTAGGATCTTCAGCACATGGACTTTCTCTGGCGTGGAGTTATATGCCACATAGTTGGGGTATCAAATGCGGGAACATGCGAACTCCGATAGAGATATGGAATGATGAAGAACATTTCAAGAAAGGGATTCGTAAAATATTGAGTGGGACATTTTGGGAAAAACGAGAAGCGCATGAAATCACCGCATCAGATTTACGAAGTTTGTTACGAAGATATACAGGTACACAAATGGTGTCGAATTTTCGGCCGACAGCAGCAGCGACATTGTATGATAAGTTTCTTGAGAAATCGTCTCCTTTGTTTGGGACGAAAGCAGGCACCACGTGGGACATGAGTTGTGGGTATGGGGGTCGGCTGTTGGGGTCAATAGCCGCTGGCGTCAACTATATTGGTACCGACCCTTGTACTGAAACATTCAAAGGTCTTGAGCAAATACGAGATGAATGGAAACTGCCTCATCAAACGGTTGAGTTGCATAAATTAGGAAGTGAAGTGTTCCGCCCAGATAAGAATAGTGTAGATTTGTGTTTTACCTCTCCTCCCTATTTTGATTGGGAAAAATATTCTGATGAAGATTCCCAGAGTTATAAGCAGTTCGAGACATCAGAGGCGTGGGTCGAAGGGTTCCTCCGCAAGACGATGGAAAACTGTCATTATGGATTGAAACCTGATGCTGTGTTAGTGATGAATGTAGCGAATACGAAACGTATCAAAAACTTTGAGCCTGAAACGTTGAGATTAGGAAAAGAAATAGGGATGAAGCATGTGGATACGTGGTATCTTCAACTGTCTTCCCAACAAGGTAAGATTAAAACTGAACCGATGTTTATATTTAAAAAATGAAAGACTGGCAAAAAAATATTCCCCTTGATACTCTCTTAGAGTTAGAACAGCTGTGGGAAGGGTATAATCAACGGACTTTATCTCCGTTTCTCGAAATGAAAAAACATACGATTGCGAGGACATTAAGTGAAGGTACCTATACTTATGGGAAAACTTGGGCGATGGTGAGTCGTGTAAGTAAATCAAAAACCCAATTTAATATGTATTCGGCGTATAAGATACCAATAGCGACTATTGTACCAGATGATTGTATTGTTGAGAAAATTGCATATACAGATTCACAGGAGATGATTAAAGCTTTGAATACACAAACTGAGAATGTCTATTTGTTGATAAATGAAGAACATCAGCTTGATCGAGAAGTAGCAACAACGGCTGGGTTTTGTAAAGTTGGTATTAAGATCAATACATTTGGTGATATTCAAGGTCTGTATTTTCGGGACAAGCAACCTTCGTTAGCGTTTGGTGGTCGAGAATTTCCTGAACAACTAGATTTGCTTCCTGAGGAGAAATTGGTGTTGACGAAAGCAAAACTTTCTGATGTAACGGAGTCATGTCAGTTAATCTATCAACGATTGTGTGATTTTGATTATACATTTACAAACCACTATTCTAACTATAATAAAGATAAATCATGGAGTGCGATTTCTTTGCGTGGGTATACAGCTGATGGTAGTTTTATTACGAAACCCGCAGAGATGAGTAAGGCGTGGAAAGAGAAACACAAAGATGAAGTGTTTGAGTTGCAAGATACTCCACTTCGGGAAAAGTTTCCTGAGGTTGAACACCTTATTCGTTTGTTGCCTGGTTTACCACACCGTATACGATTTATGAATTTGAAACCAGGAGGGGGAGAATTGCAACGACACACCGATCAAGTTGATCCAGATGCAGGTGTAATAGATAAAAAATTGATGCGATTTCATTTTCCTATAGTGACAAACCCAGATGTGATTTTTAATCAATGGGATTGGAATGCAAATTTGGTTAAAGTACATATGCGAGTTGGTGAATGTTGGTATATTGATGTACGCAAACCACACCGTGCGATCAATGGTGGTACTGAGATGCGAACTCATTTAGTTATTGATGTGGAAGCTAATAAGGAGGTAAGATCATTGATATGTTGACACCTGTAGATTATCGTGAAGGAATATATTGGAAACGAGATGACTTGTTTCGACCGTTTGGTGAATATCATGTTAATGGTGGAAAAGTTCGTCAAGCGATACAGTTGTTTGAAACGAAAATTGATGAGATTCGTTCTCGTCATAATAATGGTGTGATTACTGCAGCGTCAGTCCATTCACCACAATCAGCGAATATTGGGAAAGTGGCACAACTGTATGGTGTTCTCTGTATTGCTGCCGTCGGTGGAACAAAACCTGAAAATTTAGATAAGTTACCAATGATGCGATTGACTCAGTATTATGGAGCATCAATTCGTATTGTAGCAGGTCATGGTATGTCACCGGTTATTCATGCAAGGATGCGTGATATTGCAAAAGAAACAGGGTATCTACCTATTGAGATGGGTGAGTTGATGGAGACTAACCCTAAAGAAATTTTTGAAACAACTGCTGCACAAGTAGAAAATATTCCAGATGAATTAGACAATCTGATTATTCCTACAGGAGTGGCCATTCAAACAACAGGAATTCTTATTGGACTGAAACGATATAAGAAGAAGGTGAAGCGTATTGTTTGTGTATGTGTTGGTCCGACCAGAGAAAAGAAAATTCATGGGTATTTTAAAGATGTCTATGGTGATATAACTGAGAACTATCATCCATTTGAAATGGTGGCCCACCCAGCACCGTATGCAAAATCATTTCATTTTAAAATTGAGGGTGAATATATGGATGATATATATGAAGGTAAAGCGTATGATTGGTTGGTAAAGAATATTGATTATAAGAAAGAAAAAACGATGATGTGGTTGGTGGGTAAACGTCCACGACCAGAAGATATTAACTATATGATGGAACATAAATTATGAGACATGCAACTCTTGAAGATTTTGACAAATTGAAATCCGTTTTCAAACAACACCGTGATGTGTTTCCTTATTTGAGGTTTGATGGATTAAAAGTAAAGATTGAGACAGGCAAAGTGATTTATGATAAGGGTGTGATTATTACTTATAATCGGTATCAACGAAAACAAAAGTTAGGACAAAAGTGTATTGCTGAGAAAGGCGATATTGTTGTACAGGAAATTGTTAAAGAAGAAGGTGGCCACCCACAGGATGTTTGGTCACAATTTGTAAAGTATGTTGATTCCCCAATATGGTTGACCGTTAGGCGGGATAATTATCGGGCTAAACAGTTTTATGA